GCAGCAAATCCGCGCGGGCGGGAGATAGATTAACGGTCAAGTTGATGATAGCCGCCTCGCGCTGGCGCTGGTGTTGGGCTAGCAGAATTTCCTTTAAGATGGTTTCATAGTTTTGCCAGCGCAGACGTTGGTAAAAGGGGGCCAAACCTTTGGCGCTGGTATTGACCAAAACCAAGCCTTCCAACTCGGGGTGGGCATCGACATACTGTTCAACCCAGCAATTCCCACTACAGACAACCTTACCATTGCGCCTGGTGAAGAAGCTATCGTTGGGAACCTTGAAGCACCAAACCAATCCGTTATAGGCCTCTATGCTAATCGTCCCACCCATGCAGTGGAACAACTCACGCTTGGTTAGGTTCAGTCGCTCCTGCCCGGGGCGATATTCAGAAATGGTTGCACTATAGCCGTGCTGGATACAAGCTGCTTGGAGTTGGTTATTCAGCAGGGGTTTAGGCTTAAGGTAAAGTGCCTTGGCAGTACTTGCACCCTGTAGGATTGTTCCATCACCATAAATCAACGCATCAAGGAACACCTCAAACTGGCGGGAGGAAAGCTTATTAACCCAGGCAGGAAGCTCATCCCTGGATGGTACCAGCTCTCGGATCCTGTCTGCGCTGCTCTCAAGGATATGGATTACCCCGGCAGGTTTACCCAACCCAAAATTTGTTATGCGCTCGGGGCGAACTGTATACGAATAATCAATATACTCATAACAGAGCGCCTTGATAATCGGCTCAATTTTATCAACGGCTTGGTAGATGTTCGGATAGTGGTACTTGCTGGCGTAGCATCCATCGGTCAGGAAAATTCCCGCAACGAACAACAGCGCATCCGAGATTGGGTATTCACTCTGATCCTCAAAGTTTCCACAGACTGGCACCGTGATGCGTTCCTTAGTGCTGGCTTCTTCAGCAGTAAAAACCTGCCAGCCGTGCTGTGTCGGCTGCCTATCCCACGAATAAAACCGATGCCCAGGTGTAACCGCAAACGACACCCGCCTGTTGTTGGCCACATAAAGCGGCCCCTCGTAGTGTCGAGTAATTACATCAGTTGGTTGTTGCCATTGGAGGAATCCGGTGGCAAAGTTCTTTGTCAACAATTCATCGGTTGGCTCGAAGTCTTCGATTGATTTCCAGCCATCTTTGGTCAGGAACTCGGTAGCTTCATCGTGACACTCATGGTTGCCGATCATATAATTCAATCTGCCGCCCTTGGCGACCAACCTAGCGGCAGGCTCAATCAACTCCACTCGGCAGCGCTCGGCATCTTTCATCAATCGCATACCTTCGGTCTGCCTGGGTTTATTCTCCTTCCAATGACTCACCACCCCGCAGTCCATCATGTCGCCACCGAAAGTCAGTGTATCAGGCTTGAAATCAGCCGTAAACCTGAAAGCCGCCTCGATGGCCTTCTGGTCATGAAGCGGCTTCAGATGTCCACCCTCGCGTTCGTAGCCGTGGTGGGCGTCGAAAAGGTTGACAAAGCGAGACTCAGATTTTGGCATCCTTGAAAATCCCCCTTCAGGGAATATAGGCTTTAACCGGGGGATTGTCAACTATTGACGCCGGGGTGGCATCGGCGAGAGCCGTTGGAGTTCGCGTTCGACGTAGGTGCTGCGCTTACCCGGTTGTTTGGGTGCGTTGATATAGAGGCTGAATTTGTGTCGCAAAGGTTGAAGCTGCTGGTTTTGTTCGGCAGCGAAGGTCAAGGCAGCCAAGAGTTGGGCGTTGTTTTCGTCGGCGATTTGACCGTATTCGGCAGCTCGGAGCGCTTCAGAATCTTTGATAGCTTGGTTGATAAAATCTTCGGCTTCCTTGGATTCGAGCTGCAGGAGCTTGGTCACCAAGGGCTTGGCGGATTCGTATTTCTGAGCAGCGGTATCCTGGGCCATTTGTTGACGACCCAAGGCTTCGGCACGGGCCGCGCCTGCAAGCTGCATCTTCTCGGCATTCTTGCCGCGAACCAGCCCACCAAGCATGAAGCGTTTGGCGACATTTGCTACGGTATCAGTAAGACCCTCACCTTCGGTAGCAGCGCGACCCACAACGAACGCACCGGGGGTGTTCTGAGCAATGTAGCTGGCAGTTGTTTGGGCGTTGCGGGCGGCGGATTGATTGGGCTGGCGAATGTTGCGGCCGGTGCGCCAATCGGATCCAGTTAGCAAGGATCCGGGGATTGTAACAAGTGGCGTAAGCATGCCGACGTTAGACTCTCTAAACTGCTGCTTGGAGGCTTCCCATTCGCGGCCGGGGGTGGTTTTATCCTGGACCACCCGAAGCGCTCGATTGGGCAGCCCCTCGGTTCCGGTCATTCGCATGGCCGAGGTGATAGGATCCATGAAGCCAACATAGAGATAATCGTTATTGCCTGCACCCCACGGTAGGTTGATATGTAGCTGGTTGCGTTCGTTGTCGGTGAGACGATCCTCGGCGCCGGGGGTGATGGTGTTGTTGTACAGAGTAGTTGCCATCATAGGACCAACCATACGAGTCCATGCACGGCCAGCCACCTTAGCGCCTGTGGCAAAGCTATCGTCAGGGCCTGTGACCAGGCCTGGGATCAACGACTGCAAGTTTCTAGCATAGAAAGTATAGAACGGAATGAACAATCCCCGGAACCACTTCTCCTCGGTCGGCGACAGATCGGAGTAGTCGATCATGATCTTGCGGGTGATACGACCCGCTTTGTCGGGAGCTTGACCACGTTCGAGGTTAAGCATGAACTCGCCCAGCCGAGGGACGGTCTCTAAGTATCCGCGAATCATGTCCATTTTGCTGATAGCGCCTGCACCAATGGTCATTACCGCCCTGCCGAATGGCGAGCTATGGCCCTTGAGCATGCGGATTTTAGGATCGTTGTGCAGGCTGGCGCCCAACTCAGAGGTGGCAGCGCCAGAACCGATGTTGACTTCTTGGGCCAGCTGGGCGGTATAGTAGAGGGCGCGGTCGGCAGGGGATAGACTCTTGGGATCTACGCCTGAAGTGAATAGCTTAGCGGCCTTGGCAGCAGATTGGCCCGAAGTGCCGAGACCTTTACCTAGCATGGCACCAAAGATTGCCCCACCGGCTCCGCCTGCCAAGGCACCCTTCCAACCCTGTTCGCCTTGCTGGTCGGCAGAGGCTGCGCCTGTGAGGGCACCAATTGCGCCGCCAGTGACAGCACCAGTGAAAGGACCACCGTAGGTGGTATCAGCAGCCTTTAGTGGATTCCAACCTTCGTCAAAACTCAGCAATCTCCAGTTGTCGCCGAGGAAGTTGTTGATCGTAAACGACCCCCAGATGCCTCGGAGGATAGTGCCCTTGAGCCTGGAGGTAACACGCTGCGCAATACGAAGTGCTTCAGAGGAAGTGTCAGTATGAGCTAACATTCGCTGCGCAATGACCTTCGGCACGAAGCCAAACTGATCGTTGTACCTGAAGAATACATGATCTTCCGGCAGTAGTTGATTAGCCTTGGCTAGGGCTTTAATGTGCGTGAACACCCCGGTGCCTTCTGCTGGCACCATCTGGGCAGGCGAAAGAATCTGTTCAAGCTCCGCTGTCAATCGAGGCATGGCATCATGCTTGGCCATGATTTTCTTGACAAACATATCACGAGCGTGGTTTTCGTAGGTCTCGGCAGCATACCGAGACATGGTTTGAACGTAGTCGCGAAGAGTAGTACGCTCACCGCCTTTATGCAGCTTTTCGGAACCGCTCTTGCGATACTTACCAACTGGGGCTGCTGCGCCCAAAAAAGGCCGCTCGGGGTTGACGAAATCCAGCACGTAGTCAGGGAAGTAGTCTGGGTTGTCGAGCAGATGGTTTGGAGTTAGCCTACCGCCTTCGATGCGCAGGCGACCCAACTCATGCGCCCAGGTTTTATGGCGGCGGGCAGCTTCAAGCACACTTGGGGAGGCTTGTTGTTCGGCCAAGGCAAGGGATTCCTCGACACTTTCCAGCGGCAACCCATCCTCGATAATCTTACCTTTGCGGCCGGTCTCGGCATAACGCCGCAGCCTAACCAATGTCCAGAAGTCAGTCATGTCGGCACGGGTTTGCAGAGGTTCGACAACCGACTTGAAATCATCGAAGACCTTTGGTGCGACTTCTAGGCGCTTGTTCTTGAGGTTGATAATCTCGTCGGCTACGTCGTCGAAGCCTGCAGCTTTCAGCTTGCCCTCGGTTGTAAAGGTAGTCTTGATGGATTGCTTGATAGCGGCTGCAGCCTGCTGCAGGAACTCCCGAGGCGACCGGGCTGGTGGAACATAGCTTAGGGCATCCTGGACCTCTGGGCTGAGCTGGCTGAAGATTTCAGACTCTAGCTTGGGGGTTTGCTTGAAGGCATGACGGCCGATTTTGTAGGCCAAGGGCATGCCAACTGCACCGAGGGCTGCACCAATTTTGGGATCCTTGTCGTAAGCTTTGGCAGTGCCTGCTCCTACGATTGCCCCTACAGTAGCCTTAGTACCAAGCGCCCCGATACGATTCATTAGCTCAGGGCTGATGGCGCCACGCTCAGATCCAAGCGACCCGGCAGCGATATTGAGCTTCGGTAGGGATTTAACAGCGCGGGCAGCCTGCAATCCACCAAAGCCTGCACCAGCTCCACCACCGATTGCGGCCCATTTCTGCAGCTCTGGATCGTTGAGATCGATCCGGCCCTTGTCGAGTAGTTGTTCGGCCATCTGAGGCATGGCGTTGAGGCCAGCACCTGCGACGGCTTGTCCAAGAACTGCTCCCGGGCCGGTTAGTTTGCCGGGTAAGGGTGCTGCCATCGACGCGCCCACAGCTCCACCCTTCGCGGCTTCGAGCATTATTCGATTGGCGTCGAGGGGTTGAGGAGATTGGGCAGCTTGCCTGCGTTGCTGGTTGAACTCCATCAGGGCTTGGTAGGCGGCTGGAATGGCTGTGCCGATAGCTTTAGATGGAGCAGTTGGCATGGATCCAATTAGGCCGCTGCCCAGAAAAGCTGCTCCGGTAGTGCCCATCGCGCCGGTTTTGTAGCCACCCTGTTCACTGGGAGCGATAGTTGGATCGAGTTCAGGGGCATACCCTGAAGCTGCATGAACAGCACCTTTGATAGCTCCACCAACTGCAGGTGCAGCTTGCAGCATGCGCTTCATATACCCCATCGGCCCACCATCCTCGGGGATGGATTCGGTCAGCAGAAAACGCTTGCGGTCGAGATCAGCAGCCTTGGCAGCTTTCTGCTGCTGTTCGAGCTGGCTGTCAATCCCGGGCATGTAAGATACAGGCGAAGGGATTGGGCCAGGGCCTTGGTAGGTTGGGAGCTTGTGCTGAAGTTCAGCCTGCTGAGCCTGAGTCATATCCATGCCTAGGCCACTTGGGAAGCGCACAGGAGCCTTGGCGTTAGCGGGCAGGATCTCGCGGGTGGGTAGAAGGGTCTCGGCACCGCTTAGCAAGGGGTCGCGTAGGATCTCGGCGGCAGAGGGCTGCTTGGGTAGGGCTGAACGAAACGGTCCTGCGGCTTGGATATTAGACTGAATCCTTTCGTCGCGGTCGAGATCATCGAGGGTATCTTTGTCAAGCCATGAGCGGTATTCAGGTGCCTCAGCCAAAATGCGTCGTACAGCAGTACGATCATCCGAGCCGTAGTCAGGGTAGCGCTGTCGGACAAGCTGGGCGAAACTCTGCAGGGTATAAGCCATTTATAGAGGCTCCAGCTACTTGATTAACAAGCCCTTAGGATCTGGCATCTTGCGCGGAGTGAAGCCTTCGACCTTTGCGCCGGGCGTGATGATATTACGCATAGTTTGCGGATCGAATACAGGCATTGGCCTTGAAGCTCTTGCCGCACCGATAACATTACGGTCGGCTTCATTCTGTAGGCCGAACATATTCATCTGGGCTTGCTGGTTCCAGTGCTCTTTCTGTCGATCAAGCGCTTCTATCTGTACCTGTAGACGCGCTCTGGTATTAGCATCGACAGTCTGCGAAAGCTGTAGCTGCAACTCATTACGCTGCTGCTGCGCACGATCACGTTGCTGAATAGCTGCGACGGCGCGACTCGTACGGGCAGCCTCCGTTAGCTGGGTCTGTTGCATTTTCAAGTCTGCTGGGGTTTCCATCCGATAGACTGACTGGGTTGGACCAGCGTTAGGATCGTTCGGATCAGCATCGACGGTTTTCAAGCTATTCGACACTGGCTCATATTGCTGGCCGGTCGTGACCGTCTTGCCCAGGATATCCCGAAGGCTTGCAGGCAACTGTTCGCGCACCGACGCCGGATAATCACCACCGCCCATCTTGCCCCAGGCCGACAACACATTGGCCTCGTCACGTTGACGGGTAGCCGTATCAGCCTCGTTCTGTTGCAGCCCAAGTTGTTGCCTGCGGAAGTTCTGCATCTGTGCGCGCTCGGTTTCCTCAGCCTGTTGCTGGCGCTGCCGCAAGCTATTCTCCAAAGCCTGCTGCTTAAGGCGCTGGTAGATATCCGCACCTTGGGCTGCGCCCTGGAACATCCCACCCAAACCTGCCATCCATCCTGCCATTGGTGGCCTCCTTTACTTGCGAAGCAGCGCAATCAGCGAAGGCGCCAATTGAGCGGCGGTTGAGGCAGCCGTTCCGAGCCAGTTGCGATTGGCGGTCTTGGGAATGGTGGACTGCTGCGGATTCAAAGCACCTGTCATGGCACGCTGCTGGGCTTGTTTGAAGGCTATCTCGCTGTCGTACCAGGACTTCTTGGCTTTGGCCGAGGCCTTGGGGGCAGCGGTGCCGTAGCCCAGGCGCGACAGATCAGGCTGACTATCAGTGTTGGCGAAGAAGTCCTGTTCGGCTGCACCTCGGGCCTGCGGCGATGCAAATGACATAACATCCTGGCCATAGCCACCCTCAGGGATACGAAGCCCACCCTGCGGCATGTAGCCCGCCAAGTCGCCCGGGGGTTGGATGTTTCTGGCGTTGCCTAGGATATTGGCGTAAAGGGCTGATTTCAGGCGGGCGTCCTGCTGAGCCTGCGGGTTGAGCTGTGAGGCTTCTAGCGCCATCTTCTGGTTGGCTTGGGCCTGCTGGGCAGCAAACTCAGCCTGTCGCTGGGCCAGCTCCCTTTCAAATTGCTGGGACTGCTGAGCTAGCTGATCAGCATTCTGCTGGGCATTAGCCTTACCCGAGAACAGTCCGCCTATCGCGTTCAGGCCCCCGCCAATCAGCGCCCCTGCAGCAGGAGATTGCCAGAAGCTGCCTGAAGGACTAGCTACGGTAGGGGTCTTTGCCGAAAGCGCAGACTGGGTAGCCGAAGGAAGTGCATCCATCCATCCCATTTGTAATCTCCTATCGCATGAGCGAATCCATCATTTGCTGTTGTAGCTGGGCGTAGCTGAGGCCCAGATTGCCGCGCCCCATATAGGCATTGTTGAGGAAGTTCATCATATCGAGGTTATAGCCTTGGTCGAATTGCCGGGTGTTTTCGCCCAGGCGCTGGGCTTCAAGGTCAAGGCCTCGGTTGCCGAGCTGGCCACTTTGGGCTAGCTGGTCGCGCTCGTTCTGCAATCCGCCGTAGCCTAGAGCCTGTTGTAATGCGAGCTGGGCAGCTGATTGAGATTGCTGACCGGCAGCTTGCTGGGCAGCTTCATTCGCCTGCCACCGCTGCAGGTCGTTCTGTTCGCGGTTAAGACCAAATTCAGCCCCAAACTGAGCGTTTTGCAGGGCCTGCTGGGTGGCTGCCTGTTGAGCCTGTTGATTAGCTTGCCAACGTTGGAGTTCAGCCTGACCCTTGTCGAGACCAAACTGCGCACCGAACTGTGAACTTTGCAGAGCTTGGGCTGCAGCGGCTTGCTGGGCTTGCTGCTGGGCCTGCCACTGAGACAGCTCGTTCTGCTGCTTGTTTAATCCAAACTCCGCACCGAATTGAGCCTGTTGTTGCTGCTGGGCCGAACCAAATTGTTTGGCCTGTTCTTGGGCCTGCCATTGCTGGAGGGCCTGTTGAGCTGCGGTTTGCTGATTCGATACGTTGGCTTGGCCATACTGCAACGCAGACTGGGCTTGCTGCTGTCGCAGGGCTTCTTGAAGTTGCTGCTGCTGCATCTGCATAGCGGATTGCTGTTGCTGGGCAGCCTGATTAGTCGCGGCGATATTGATCCCCTGAGCGCCTTGGGCCTGACGAGCAGCTTCTTGGGCCTGCTGAGCAGCTAGCTGAAGCTGCGACTGGTTCTGCTGGGCGGCTTGGTTGGTAGCTGCAATACCTGTGCGGCTAGCCGCAGCAGCTTGCTGAAGGGCCTGCTGCTGAGTATCGCGGGTCAATCCGAGCTGCTGACCTTGCAAGCCTGCAGCTTGATTGGCTTGACCAACATTGAATCTCGATTGGGCAGCAGCCTGTTGCTGTTCGGCAAGGGCCGAGCCTCGGGCTAGGGCAAGCTGATCAGCAGTTTGCTGATTGCCGATGTTGGCTTGACCAACTTGGAACGCAGACTGTGAACCGGCCTGCTTGAGGCCTTCGCCTGCCAGGGCCTGTTCTAGAGCAAACCTCGAAGCATCGGCTTGTGAGCCATAGCTTCGGTAGGCTTCTCCAGCCTGAGCCTGTTCGCCGCCCAACTGAGCGCCGTATTCGCCGATGCCGCGTTGGGAAGCTCCCGTCATGGCAGCTTCGCCAGCCCCTAGGGCGTTCAATCTATCCTGCTGGTTGGTCTGGGCAGCGGCGATGTCAACATTCCGGTTGCCTTGGAGGATCTGCGAAATGGTTGAATCACCGAGCCTGCGCTGCAAATTTTCCAAGCCCCCGCCCATCATGCCCCGGGAAGCAAACCCTTGCTGGGCTTGCTCCAGGCCTTGACGCTGCATTGAAAGGGCTTCTTCCTTTTGGCGCTCCTTGAGCTGAGCCACTACCTCAGGTGACATCGATTCAGGCGACGACAATACTCGCTGCAGCAGCGCGTTGGTGTTTGATTGAGTCTGCTGATTACCTGCAGGCGCCTGAAACTGACCAAGCTGTTGGGCTTGGTAGGTTGGCATATTACCTGTATTAAGCTGACCCGGCTGATAGAGGGCATCTGCACCTAGGGGACCAGTTTGCGATAACTCAGGCAGTGTGCCTGCTTGATAGGTTGCTTCGTTGCCGATGCGTTCAGGGCCAGCAATCTGCCCTAGTTGGCCCGCCTGATAGCCGAGCGATTGGTCGAGAGCTTGGAACTGGCCGGGATCACTAAACTGCCCGGCTTGGTAGCCGAGGTTGGCATTGATTTGCTGCAGCCGCTCCAGAGGCGCAATCTGGCCAGCCTGATACTGACCCGCAGGATCAAGCGGCTGGTAGTTGTAGGATTGTGATGGTCCGGCACTAGCCTGATAGGCTTGGGCAGGATTATACTGGGCTTGAGTCTGCGGAGCAAACTGGCCTGCTTGGTAGGTCTGCGAGGGGTTGTACTGAGCCTCAGGAGATTGACCAATCTGGCCAGCCTGATACAACTGTGGCGAGGTATATTGCGTCTGCGACTGAAGGTTTAGCTCACCGGGCTGATACTGGCGAATGTTTTGTGTAACATCAGTGAAGCTGAATGGATTAACCCCTGCGGCAGGTGCGCCACCGCTGGAAGGCTGGCCTGTCGGAGCGCCTGCGGGAGTACCACCGCCGGGTTGGTAGGTTCCGGGCGAAGGCTGGGCACCGGGCTGCTTAGCCAAGGGATGATCCGGCGGAACCCAGCCGCCGTTGACTGCAACCCAGCCAGGGCCGGGCGGAGGGGTAGTGGGTTGAGGTTGTGCGGGTGCTGTTGTGGGCGCTGTAAAAGGCGCGGCGGTTGTTGGTGGCCCCTGTGGCTGCACAGCCATGCCAGGATTGTAGAATGGGCTTTGTGGATTGGTATGATCAACTGGCTGCATGGGTGGTGCAGAGGGTTGCGTCGTCGGTTGGGCAGGCATGATCTGGCCAGTTGAGCTAACCGGGCTAGAAGGCGAGCCCCCACCATAGCTGGCAGGCGACTGATCGGTGCCTTGGGGACCAGCAGATCGAATCCCACCTGTTAGCGCAAGCCGTCGCTTTTTGGCTTCCTCGGTTTCAACGCCTCCGCCAGTGCTAGCCTGGGGTGCGATACTCCCGAGCGATTGCGGCCCGCTCAGCCCCGGCGCAGGAGTCTTAGGCGTGCTGGCTGGAGTCGTTGGGCTGCTGATGCCGTAAGTGTTTGCCATCGGATCTCCTATTTAAGCGAGCCGCCAAGGGCTAGTTGGCCCATGAGGTATTGGATAAGTTGTTGGGCATAGGTTGGGTCGCTGAGATCGACCTTTTGTTGCAGACCATTGGAAAGCCCGGCGCTGAAGACATTCGGCTGGGTTGAAGGGCCTTGCAAGAGATTGCCAGCCGCAGGAGCTGCGTTTCCATCCTCAGGCCCCCATTGCCAAGCATCGCCGCCACCGGCTGCGTTGCGAATGACATCGAAGGTGTTGATGCCGCCGAATTTTGGATCAAGCTGGCCCCCCACGACTAGCCTGTCCTTGTTTGCGCCACCCCATGAGGCATCCTTGAAGTAGCCTGACGGGTCAGCCTTGAGGGCTGCCAGCAGCTGCTCGCGCTGGGCTGGGTCTTTGACATCATAGTTTTGGGCCAGCCGCGCAAAGGTATACTTGGGTGATTGATGGGCGCTGTCGAGTTTGTTGGAGGCGAAGCCTTCGAGCTGTCCGCGATATTGACCAACCGATGGGACTGCTTTCGGTAGCGGTGTAAGCTCGTCACCTGGAATGGGCTGCTCGGTGGGCTGCGTACCTAGAGCCTGCTGCATAGCATAGGCCTGAGCCTCGGGGGAGTTCTGGATGGCTTGCAATACAGCACCCATACCCTGTTCGCCAACCCACTGACCACCGGGCTTGAGTCCCTGGTTCTGCAGATGTCCCATCAGCTCGTCCTGCGAACCCTCGCGGCCCAGATACGACTGGTAGGCTTGGCCGACACCTTTGAGGGCATCCTGGGTGCTGAAATCTGTGGTGGCTGTAGAAGCATTGCGCGACAAAGCATTACCAATCCCTCCGAGCGCACCGCCAACAATACCGCCAATAGTCGTACCAATTACTGGCACTATACTACCAACAGTTGCCCCATAGGAAGCACCCTGGCCAATTCCACCGGTCATGCTACCGCCAAATCCGCTGCCCTCGTTTCGGCGTTGCATTCCGGCCATATAGGCAAAAGGATCCTGCCCACTAATAGCAGATGGCTGGCTTTGGCCTGCAGTAACAGGCGTAACTCGACCCAATCCTTGGGGAGTTTCGGTGCCACCTAGCGCTCCTTGCAATGCAGTCGTCTGTGGGCTGAAATCCTGCTTATACTGTGGTGAGGCCTGCCCAGCGCCGACCATCGGCTGAGCAGAGTTCTCGGGGGTAGGCGTCAAGGGCTGCCCTGCCTGAGGCAACTTATCCTGCTCCTCTAGGTCATGGTAGGGGTTAAACCTTTGGCTGTAGCTGCGTTGCTGTGTTCGACCTAGCGAGTCCTGTCGTGCCATTATTTACCCTCGGGCTTCTTACCAAACTTGTCCCAGATGCGCTCCAGAACCGCCGGTAGCAGGTAGGTCTTCGCGAACTTGCCAATAGCTTTCCATGAAAACTTGAGTCCCATCCTATCACATTCCCTTCAGAAAGTCAAACCAGCCATTATCGACCCAGAGGTGGAAGTTCTCGGGATTCTTGAGGAGTTCGCTGTGGCCGACCCGTGGGCAGGCGATATTGCGGTTGGCTAGCTGATGGTCCCATCTGGGCGGCCATTTAAGCTCACCATCGAATAGCGATCCCAACCATTCCATCCGATTGGACCACAGCGATGGATCATAGATATGCAGCCATCTCGATATATTGGGCCTAGCCCTATGGGCAACCTCCCACATATCAGCTCGATTAGGTGACCCCACTGAAATAAGGCTGCTGATTTTGAGGCCGTGGTCAGCGCAGGCATAGAGAATAGGTTGCAGGCCATGGCTATGTGCGATTATATTACGGTCACGGATAGGGACGTACAGCTCACGGGCTGGTCCGACAACAGGTGGTACGAGGTATTGGTATAAGCTTTGACCACCGTGCCGCCAATCGACATGTTTGGCAGAACGCCTGAGACTTATGCCGCTAATGTCTGTGGTCCACGACCATGGCGAATCTTCGCCGATAGGCTGGAAACCCTGCTGCTTGATGAAGCCATGAAACCCACCGCTGGGTTGCCACCATTCGGTTTGATCGGATCGGAATGCAGACCATGTACCAGGAACCAGCAACACGCCGGACGCGGTGAGAATCTGCATTTTATCTCCTAGGGGATGAAAAATCCGCAGGCTCGGTTGATCCAACCGCTGGCAAAGGCGGCTTGGGATTTGCTGCGTGAGATTAGCCTGCCAATCATTTGCAGCCTGGCGACAACCAATCGGTTGTTAATCTCTCGGGGTTCGGCGGCTGCAAGGGCTGCGATGGTCAGAGGACCGATGATTCCATCAGCCTGAATGCCGAGGATGGTTTGCAGCTTCGATATCGCTAGCGAAGGTCCACTGTTAACACCGTAGTCGATTAGCTGAGCCTTTAGGTATTCAGGGGCTGTCAGCTTGTCGAATCCTGGTGCTTCAACATAAAGGGCTTGGTATATCTTGCGTGCCCGATCAATTGTAAGCGATTGGACATCTTCTATCGTTGCAAGGTGTCCAAGCCACCAGCTCAAAGTTGCCCGGGTGATGCCAAAGTTAGTTGGCCCGCCCCAGTCGTCGGGATGGTCGGTATACCCACCTTCGGCTTTCAGGATGTCAGTGATGAAATCCCTGGGCATATTAACCTCCAAGGATACGCTGAACAATAAGCCCGATTGCCGCCGTGCCAATAATACCAGCCAAACCTACGGACCACTTCAGGATTCCAACTGCAATTTCTAGTGTTCTAACCCGGCCATTTATTGACTTGAAGCCTTCCTCTACCCGACTATCGATTTTATTCACAGTTAACTCCACACGGGCTAGAATCTCGCTCGTTGTTTGGCATGATTGACATTCGGCCATTGGTGATACCTCCTGAGGTAGTGAAAGGTTTAGCTTAGCTTTGTGTGCCAACGATAGTGCCTCCAGTGTCAGTACCATCTGTAGCGACTGGAGCAGTTGTTCCAACGCGTAGATCGCCTGTGGTATCGACCCAGATGTAGTAGTAGGTGCCTGCTTTATCCATAAGCCCGATATTTGCGGGAGCCGTATTATTACTGAGATTGCGGCCAAGCTTGATTGAATTGCCAGTAGCATCATTACCAAGGGTGGAAGATACCGCAGTCATGTCTGTGGTCTGCATCGTGAAGCGCCGGATACCACCGACATAAAAGTCTAGTACATTAGCGCTGCTCTCGGTAATATAAGTATCGCCCGTCATCGCCACGCCGTCGAGGTAAATCTTATTAGTGGCTGCAATGCCGACATTGCCAGCGGCCGTTAGCGTCCCGGCGATGGTGGTGTTGCCGGCTTGCGTTATTGTTAGGACTGGAGTTAAAGAACTTCCTGCCCCGAATACCATGCTTGGCGTAGCACTATTCTGTGTATAGATGGCCCAATCCGCCGCCGTTCCAGTCGTGAAGTTGAACTGTGAGAAGTCCGATGTTGAAGCGCGTGATACGTCCACAATGGCGCTTGTGGCTGAATCGACTGTCAGCGTCCCGACAACGATGCCATTCCCTTGAATCGTTACCGAGCTACCAGTGATAGTCAGTGCTTCTGTGGCCGCTGCGTAAACCGCTAGCGTGTCAGCAGACTTTTCTGTGATGTAGGTGTTACTGCCACCGTCAAAGTAAAAGCCTTTTGTAGCAGCGATGTAGGTGTTGCCGCTAATGTCCAGCGTCCCGGCAACCACCGTATTCCCCGTAGCACTTGCGACGGTGAACTTGGTCGTGGCGACGGAGAAGTCACCGCTAAACGCGCCGGTCGTGGCGCTAATGCCTGCGGCGAAGGTGGCGGCTCCGGTGTTGTCAAAGGAGAGTGTGTCAGTGAGCGTGCCCGACGACTGACGCAACAGTTGGAATGTCCACGCCGCTCCGCTGCTGCCGCTGGCCGACGACCACGCCCGCCCAGTTACTTTGCTGCCGTAGCCCGAGAACCAATCAATCGCCGCCCCATTGCCATCTCCAACAAGATTGGCAAGAGTAAGTGCGGTGGTCGGTGCCGAAGCGTTCACACTACTCGTCACCGCCCCCGCATTCCAGGTGCCAGTCGTAATAGTGCCGACCGCAGTCAGGCTACTTGTCACCACGGTTGCATTCAGGGTTGTGCCGCTGAGCGTGCCCGCCGCAGCCGTCACCGTAATTGCCGCTGTGCCATCGAAGTTTACGCCATTGATAGCCCTAGCAGTTGCCAGAGCAGTCGCTGTGGCAGCCAGTCCTGTGCAAGATCCGCTCGATCCGCTGACATTGCCTGTTACGTTTGTCGTAACCGCCGTGAAACTAGGGCTTGAGGTAGTCGTCAGGGCTTGGTTAATCGCGGTGAGGTTGGAGTTGTAGGCCTGAACGTTTGTACCAATCACTAGGCCTAGTGTAGTTGGTGTTACAGCAGCTGCAGCCCCTGCGACATCATAAGCGGTCGATGCTGTATAAGCAGCAGACCCAAGCGTGCCTCCGGTGGTTACAGTCAATGTCTGGCCTGCAGTGATCGCAAGACCATGCACGCCTGTAGTCAGTGCGGCGTGCGATGACACAGCACTAGTAGCTGCACCTGCGACATCAGCTCCCACGTCGGAATAGGTCAATCCATGCGCAGCAAAGCCAAAGGTCGTTGCGCCGGTAGCTTTGAGGAAATGCCCAGTGGTCAGTCCACTGACTGTATGGGCTGCTCCATCCAATTGGTGGGCGCCAGGAGTCGAACTCGAAACCCAGGATCTCGTACCACCAGTAGTTGAAGCTAGCACATAAGCATCACCCGCAGGATTCCCAAGGGCAGGTTCATAAGCAGTCGAAGCTGTGTAAGCTGCTGAACCAATCGTGCCGCCGGTAGTAACTGTGAGGGTCTGGCCAGCTGTGACCGATAGCCCTGTTACTGTCGCGGCGTTTCCGGTCACGCTGCCCGCAATCGCATTGGTAACGGTCAGGTCGGTAAAGAATCCTGCCGTCAATCTGGTCCCGGTTGTGCCAAGTGTCGAGGTCCACGCCCCCGCCGTCGCCCCCGAGTTCATATGGAATACTTGATAAGCCGTGCCCTTCGCAATTCGGGCAAAGGTTGTCGCTGAAGCGGCGTAGATCAAATCGCCAGCAGCTTGGCTCGATACCAGCACCAGCCCAGTCGCACCACCAGCGTTCAGCGTCCCGGTGACACTGACTGTGCCAGTGATGGTATCGCCAGTTTTATCCAACGCTTTGGCAATGATGGCTGCAAAGTCGGCATTGACTTCAGCCGCATATGCCGTAGTGGAGTCTGTAAATGAGTAGGGAACTGTAATGGCCATTCAAGACTCCTATAAATTAGTTTGCAGGGAGGACATCGAAGTCGCAGGGGTAAACAGCATTATGACCGCCTTAAGGCTGGCCACGTCGCTGCGCAGATAAATCGCGTTCTGGGTCCAGCTTCGCCGAGTGGCGGACATATCTTGGTAGACCGAACCAGCGGCATCTTGTTGCACGACGACATAGCCGACATCATTATAGTGTTCAGGATCTAGTTCGCGGTTGATTGCCACATCCACCCCCGGGGTGGCCGAGAACTCGACATACTTGAAAACATGTCTACCGAAAGGCACCTGGCGCTGGATGTTATCCGTGGTGCGCAGGATATTGAGGGCGAGCTGTTCACTGATGCCCTTCATTAGTGCAACCTGTCAGACTTGACTTCGCCCGCTACGCCTAATGCGTAACAGGTTATCTCTTGGATGGGCGATCTGGAACGAATGCGCAGCTTTATAGCTGAGGCCGTACGGCCGATGCGAAGGCGGGCATGGGCTAGGGGCCTGGACGAACCCCATACGTCAATCCCCCACAGGAAGGCTCCCCAGAGGGCGCCGCCAGATGAAGCGCTGAAGCTTAGGGTTTGGCTGCTAGAGCTGGCAAACTCCAGAAAGGTATCGATGTAGATTGTAGCGTTGGCATCTAGCAGCGCATAGGCATGCTTGAAGCGCTTCTTCCAGAACCGGGGCTGGGCTAGCAGCCATCCCGTTTCCCACTGCCAGTCCGGGCTGCCGATGACATAAGTCCAGCCGGTCGTTACGGTCAGGGCTGCCGGGGTTATGGTCAGCTGGGTAGCAGTGTTGGCAGTAATACGCCTGCGAACTGTTTCATTCACAGGTCCAATGAATATGACTGTGCGCTCGACCAGCCCGCCGCCCGTGGTGTCGAATGTAGCGGTAGAGTCGCTGAAGGTTGTGGTGCTGCCGCTCGAAGTCAAAGTGCCTTCGTAAGTAGTGTCTTCATCGACACCATCCAGGTAGCCGGTGCCGAACTTGAATACCTGGCCTTCGTAGCCGCCAAAGTAAACCCACGGCCTGATGGAGGTTTCGTCATCTATCACCGCCATCGAGGCTACGTCGAAGGGATCCCACTTGCTGCTACAGAACCTGCCGACATGGTAGTTGAATGGAATAATTCGAGTATTTCGGGTCTGCAATACCTCGGGCACTGACACCAGAATCTGCGCGTTGATGCTATCGACTGTGGCGCAGGCCCCGCCGAAATATGCAATATTCAATGAATCCGGGCTGAAGGTTCGCGCCAGGAAGATCTGGCCTAGGGCTTCAACTTGGCCGAGGGAAGCCATCCTGATGAGCCCAGTGGATGACAGCCAGTATAAAGCGCCTTCGGCTGCCACAATTGTGCGGAACGACTCGCAGCCCGTGTCGGGTACTAGAATCCGCAATTCCCAGTTGCCCGGCTCGCCAAACAACCCATAGACCGATTTGGTCTTGAAGATAATTAAACACTCGAAGGCTGCAATAATGCCTGTAATTCGCTGGCCATCGTTGGGGTTGATAGGCTCATAACTCTCGGGATCGAAGGCCTCAGGCTTTTCGATCTTTGAATAGTAGAGCTTGGTGTCGTCGGCTGCGAAGAGTCTCGACTGGTGGCGCTCAAGGTAGCGAATCGTGGCAGGCGGCGGGTCGTTTTCGGCAGTGTCGGGGGCCTGCGTTATGAGGCTGGCATCGGTGAAATCCAGCGTAATCGTTGTGCTGGTGTTGTCTGCAATCGTACCTGCCCGATAGAAGACCGACATCGTGGCGGTGTTACGCACGTAGATGTATCGATGGGTAACTTGGGCGTCACTACTGACAGGCACCGCTGTAACATCGATTTTATCGCTGGTAGCTGTAACTGTTGCGGTGGCAGTGTCGCTGGCCGAGCTTTCGTGTCCGGTGGCAGAGTTGTAGTAGGTTACTCTAAGTTCATAGGTTCCGTTTGGCGAACCCGCCGCCCCGACTGCTCCAGCCATTGCTCCGACCGTTGGCCGGGTAATCCCGAAGCTTGTAACCGTTGTGCCATCGAACTTCTTGAGATCAACCCCGTTGGCGAAGAAGCATAGATTGTTTACTGTGGCGAAGTCTGGGTAGTAGGTGCCTGCCGTAAAGGGCGAAGGAGTTGCAGCTGCGGCTGCAGAGGCGGTTCCGGCCGAAAGCTTGTCCAACCTACCGCCATCGCTAACCATCAGATGATATTGGGTGGTCGTGCCCGAGCTGATAGTCTTATAGGCATATTGGCCAATGATTGCAGGGGTGCCTGTAATCGGCGTGACATTACCAATCGCGCAGCCAAACCTTCGCCGGATAGCCACCCGGCCGCTGCCTACGCCCACAAACATGCTATTGAACCCTAGAGGGGAGGCGTTTTCAGGCAGCCTATCCTCCTCTAGGGAAGTGTTAACCCCCTCGGCCCAGTCTTCCTGCGTGATGCTGAGGACTTCACCCATGTTAGCTCCAGTAGTCGTCGTCTTCGATGTCGCGGACCCGGCGGGGTTCGGCAGCTACGGTCGAGCCGTCGAGGAAAGTCTGACCAAGGGAAGTTTCGAGCTTGGTACGCTGGTCGGTCCAGGCCGCTAGCCGAGACTCTGAAATATCGCCATCGTAGGCTGCCATCAGGATCAGCGCATCCCATAGCAGGAGATCGGCGAATTCATCGGGTAGGTCAGGGATGTCGGCGGCTTGGGTGAAGCGCTTAGGCTTGCGGTAGAATCGGTATTCGATGACATCGGCCGAGGTGGGAGTCCATAACAGTTCAATCTGCGGGTAGCTGCGGCTGTGTTCTGCAGGCCTAAGGGTTAGCAGCGTAGTAGCGGCTGAATCGGTTAGGGTTAGGGTTCCGGCCCAGTCGCTGGTTTTGGTAATCGAAATAATCCCGCCTGCGTCGAAGACTGTGGAGGTGGGCACCGGGGTCAGACCCAAAGGTGTAACGGTTTCGGTGACCTCAACACCATCGATAACCCCAGTGATATAAACATCATAGGCTGATCCGGTATCGCCAGCATTCGAGCTGACAATCGTCATGACGCTATCGAGGGTTGATTGAGCAGCTACTGGCGACGGCTCTACGAAAACATACCGCTTACCGATGTTGTCGGTCAGCCACCGCACACCTGAGTCCTGCACCTCACGCCAAGGCATTTCAACTAAGTATTCGTTGTTCGTGCGATTGAATACATACAACATCTTGCCTGTCTGTGAGTGCAGGATATAACGACGTTGGCCCGATACTAGACTGAACGTTTCGGGCTGGCGCCACAGCATGAAGCTATATTGATTCTCGGTACAGCGCTGGCGATGGGCCATCGTCAAGGCTGCAGTGATATTATCATAGGTCTCAGTGGTGTTGTCGGTCTCGTCGAGCCACTTGAGGACATCCGTGCGGAGGTCGCCGAGGGTTTTTGGCATCGGAGTACTCTACATTAACGGAAGTAAACCACTTCGATGGTTGCACCGCTAGAACCTACAGCGTTAATACACTGGAAAGCCTTGATGGACTGATAGCCGCTGATGGAGATAATATCGCCTACGGCTGCCAGAAAGCCAACATCAGTAGTAGCTGTAGTTGTCGGTGTAGAACCATCAACTGTCCAATTGATCGTGGCGGTCTTGACTTGGATCAGCGCTTCCTCGGGATGCTTGACTCGGTCGTAGTGGTTATAGGTCGAGCTGACATTCGTGCCGGTGTCGTAGGTGGCTAGCGTAAGCCCCTTGGCCGAGGTCAGCGTCCCGACTGCTTCCCGCGCATATGCCGGACGAGACCCGTTGATAAATACTGATGCCATGTTATCTCTCCCACATATGCTCGCGGCCGGTGTAGCCTTTCACCGTGAAGCCTCCGAGCTGGTTAATGTTGTCTTTGGTAATGGATTCAATCGCGTTTGACGTATCACGCTGACGGCCTGCAGCAGCGGCAGCGGTGGCACGGTCGGCCTCGTCGCGAGCTTTCGACGGCCCATCCCGCAGCGGATCGATCATCCTAAGGTGCTGCATCAGCATATCGTTAAGGGGCCAGTGGCAGCTGCGGGTGAGCTTGCCGCATGCTGGGCAGGCTGTCTCGGCGAAGTCAAACACAGGTAGCTTGATGGTTTGGCTGCAGTGTTTGCAGCCTTCGCGATCTCCGGGTGCAATGGTAAGGACCAGAGCATACCCGTCCCTGGCCCGAATCCATTGATCGTTCATTTCGCTGCCGGGGCGGGCTGGCAGACTGGCTCGGCCAACTTTTTCCTCCAGCATCCATTGATGGTCGAGTTGGCTCCAGCGCAGCCTCAATCTACCGCCAAACTCCTGCTGCAGCCGGTCAGCGAATGCCTGCATCAAGCACCCCCCGGAACGTCGCCCTCGCAGTGGATGGTAACACTGTCGCCGATAGTATCGACTGCGAACTTACCCTCTAGAATCTCGCCCTTGTTCAGCTCGTCGGCCAGGTAGTCGATAAACTCCAAAGCCCCCGTGATTCGCTGAAGGTTACTCACGTAGGCCTCGCGGTGCTCAATCAGCTTTCGCCGTTCGTTTGCCAGGGTGTCTAGGGTAATCATCTTAGTCCTCCACGAATCGGTCGTAAAGGTCCACATATTGGGTAGTTAGCTTATCGCTGTCACTGAGCTTTTTGAGGGTATTGGCGATAAGCTTGGAGCCTTTGCTGCCAATTTCGACCTCTTTGGTCTGGCCTTCGCCCGGGGTCCATGTAACCTTCCCCCCGTCGCTAACCAGGCCAAAGTCCTTGTGGTCCTGCTCCGAGAAGCTTAGGTCTTCACGCAGCTGTCGCACGATGCGCAGGGTCGTGATATCCCCCTCGGCGGGTAGCACGTTGAGCAGCAGAATACGATCCATGATTCCTAGTTCCATACGATTCGACTCCTTGAAAGGTGGGGCAGACGACATGCCTGCCCCTTTGATAATCTGACTCTATCACACTCAGGTTTGGATGTCAAGCCTCGGGCGTTTCGGTAATTTCGACCCGGATCTTAACTATCCACTGTTTGCCTGTCGGTGGCCCTTCATGGAGAATATCTCCATCCGGGCTGCCGGTGATTTGCACTCTAAGTTTGGCCGGAGACAGGAGTGTAATAGTCTCCCATCCCTGAAGCCAGCGTCGAGCCGGTTGGTCGATATTGTCAAGCAGCATTGGCTTAAGCCGTAAACAACGAGATGTACTTAGTCCCGGCAGGGGTCTGAACTGCGATATAACCCGCCGCCGTGGTGCCGGGCGATCCGGCATCTGTCAAAAATCCGGCTGCATCCTCGAAATTGAACAACACCGGCATCCGACCGCCGTTGTAAATCGTGAAGCAACCATCGTTCGCCACAGTGCCGTTGTGCGAGACCCTTGCAAGATAAGATCCTGCGCCAGCCTTGGCAGCAGCATGCGTATCCACCCACAACGACCAGTCCCGCCCCGAGCTGCCTGTATCGGTCAGATCGGTGCAGGAGTAGAGGCCACAAAGGATGTTGTCAGCGCCCGTCTGGGCATTGGCACCCGGCTGAGCGTATCCCTGCACCGCGTACAGGTTCCCGTATTCAGCGATGTTTGCCGAAGCTGAGAAGTTGCCCGCAACAATCCCGCCGGTCGAATCGGCGTCACTGCGCGCACGGATGCGCAACGTCGCATAATCGCCAGAGGCTGCGCTCGAAGAGCACAGCAACTTAAAGGCCGTACCGCCGACCGCTGAGTGGTCAACCCACGTGCTACCTGTGGTCACCAACGAACCGTTGGTCTCGGTGGAGGGCACAACGCCTGAGAAGTCAATGGCATTCGGTGAGGTGACCGCCAGTTTGCCCGCCATTGTGAGCACGCCTGCTGTGTGCGTCAGCGTGACGTTGCCGTTGTTGAAGTTAATCACCGCGCCCGACGCCAGGAACAGGTCCGACCACATCAGCGACGTGGTACCCAAAGCGTTGCCATCGCTGGCACCCGGCGAGAAAGCCCCGGCCGCGATGTTCAGCTCAATCGCCCCGCCCACCGCCACGCCGATGTTGTCGGCGCCGATACGATAAATCCCAGCGTCGAGGTCCGAACTGAAGGTGATCGAAGGGGCTGCGGCCGTACCGTCTGCAAACTCGGTCTTCGTAACCGCACCACTCATGACAACCGTTCCGGTGAAGGTCTTGTCGCCGGTAATGGTCTGAGTCGAACTCAGGTCCACACACGTGCGCATCGTACCATCGGGGTTGAACTGCAGAACCAGATCCGTGGTATCGACCTTGATACCTGCGAACCCCGGCCCATAGCCAATCCCAAGGTCATCGTCGCGCTTGATGATCTTATTCGTAGGCATTCTATAATCTCCTAGTGCCCTGGTCCGGCTGCCACCACAGCCGGGTTAGGGGCGAAGGGTTGAGTTATCGATGGTGGTCGGGGGTTGGAGCAACAGGCTCCGTGTCAACTGTTTTTACGCTTCATGTAGAAGAAGCGCTAAAACGTTAACTAATCGTTTAGATCTTCGAGTTTTCCGTTCGCGTTCCGTGCGGTAACTCCTAAGTTCATGTAGCTGAACAGCACAGCCTCGTAAGCATCGTAGCCACTCACCCGGCTGAGAGTCTGACCGTCTTTATCCATCCAGTCGAAGTCACTGGTCCGATAGAGCTTCAGCGTATCGGGAACGATGTAATAGATCGATCCCCGGCGGCACTGCGGATCAGGCACCAAAGGCGTACCATTAAACTCCACAGCCTTGAACCCGCCGTCGAGAGTCATCGTGTTGACGAATCTCTTGTCGGCCACTAGGAGGCTGACATACTTGTCGCGGATCGGATAGTTGCAGAGCATGAACTCCACATCCTTTTCCGAGTAGTCGCTGTTCATCGCGATGGACGACAGCGGATCCTGCATCAGGGCCAGCGTTAGGTCACGCTTCGTGCCCGAGTTGCCAAAGATCTGAGCCTTCCACCAAGGATGCGATGCCACGGCTAGGCCTTCCAGCCCACCCGATAGCAGCGGCGGGTTACCATCGTCGATAATCCCCTCAATCCCCATCATCTGGTAGCCGAGGGTGTTGGCCAGGACCAAGTAGTCGGTATCGGCCGAACCGCTAACTGTCCCGGTGAAGGTCATCGCGTAGTTCGTCGCTGCCTTGGCGCCGAGCGTGCAGACAATATCGTTGCCTAGGACCGTCGCGTTGTCGGTTGCGTCGATGAGGTCGCAGGTGATCGTGCCTGCTGAGGGCAGATGCACGAAGGCATTCCCCTGACCGTCGTCGATGGTAACGCCCGAGGCGTCATCAGCGCCCGTCCAGAAGGCCAACGCATCGGTGCCATCGCCTAGGAGCTGGCGGTTGACCGCACGCTGCTGGTCGCGAGTCAGGCCACGAATCTCGCCTTCGATAGCCGTAACGAAGGCGCCTGCGTTGTCGCGGGCCGCACGAATAGTCGGACCCGAAACCTGAATCCTGCCGTACTGATAAGCGTTCGGTACGACCGCAACCTCGTAGCCTTGCTGCCCAGCGGTTGGCAGCGCCCCACCATCAGCCCGGCCCGACCCGGCGCTGACGTTGCGCGAAGTGTGCAGCGGAATGGTGAACTGTTTACCGCTGACATCAACATACCCACCCTCGCGCTGAATGCGCTTCAGGAGAATCGTGCTGTTGTTGAGCTGATCGCGAATCGGCCCCAGGTATCGAACCTTGAGGATATTCGCAGCTGCTGAAAGATCGAAAGCCATTGTTGGACTCCTTTAGGCTTGCAGCCTATTGAGCATTGTAACGCCTGAGGTCTTCCTCAATCATCTGCCTGAACTCAGGCGAGAATAGCTTGGGAGGCTTTGAGGCTGCCTGCGCTGCGGGCGACCCCCCAGCGTCAATGCCATTGTTAATCACGGTTGCTTTCTGTACGGCACTCTGCTTCAGCTGGTTCTCAAACCTCGCGGCTAGCTTTTGTGAGCGACGTTCGGCTGCCTTGGCCATCACGCCCTTGATCTCGTCCAGGGTTACCTCCTTACCGGGGTTAGCGGCAAGTTGACTCTGCTGGTAAGCAAGGGCTTCCTGCTTTAGTAGCTGATCCATCCCTTCCACATCCTGCAACACGGGATGCTTGGTGAACAGCTGATTCATATGCGTACCGATTGCAACCTTATACTCTTGCTCAAGACGATTGCTTTCTAGCTCCAACTGCGCCCGCCTGATATCGGTCTGGACCTTTTGCTGAAGCTGCTGCATCTGGGATGCAATCAGCTCCTGAGCCTGTTGGGTCGTAACACCGGCATTAGGATCGAGCGCTTCGGGTGGGTGTTGCTGCGCAGCCCACTGCACGAGCTGCCGAAGTTGCTGCGGGTCCGAGAGGACTTGCCGTAGTTCGGCGGCTTCCCTGTCGAGCTGGACCTTCTGGGCTTCAAATTCCCGGCGGGCCTGCGCAAGGGCAGCGGTTTTTTGCGAGTAGTCATACCCACGCTGGGCTAGACTGATAGCCTCAGACTTTGGAAGGCGAACCTTCTGGCCATTCCAGGTAAGCTCCACTTCCTCTTCGGGAGGGGTGGCTTCGGTGGCCGGTGCGGAGGCTTCAGGGGCTGCAGCTTCGGGCTGCGGCTCAGCAGTTACGGATTCGGGCGCTGGCGCTGGGGTCTCGGTTGCAGCAGCGGGGGCGCTCTGGGCGCTTGCCTCTGGGGCAGCAAGGTCAGCGGTGGCGGCGGCGGACGCGGCGGAGAAGACATCGATTTCGGACATTTGAGTGTAGGCTGCCAGGAAGGCTTAGCCTCTCCTTGGGTCTAGGGGCGAGGATAGGCGGACTGCCTACTGGTCTCGTCTGGGGGCCGACCCTACCCCCGAAGGGTAGATGATTACATCATCGCTTGAGTTCCTTGAGGCCCGAAACCCATCTCGGGCGACATTTGGTTTGCGCCTGAGGCGGCGGCTTCAGCGCCCTGAGGTGGCATTTGGGCTTGCATCTGGGCCATCAGCTCAGGGGGCATGGCTTGCGGCCCGCCTGCGCCCTGCGGGGAGCCTTGCTGGGGCGCTTGGGGTGGCGGCTGCGGCTGACCCTGCGGAGCCTGCCCGCCTGCCGGGGGCGGCTGCGGAAGCTGCGGCACGGGCCTGCCGTAGATCATCGCAATCTGCGCTGCGGCCGAGGGGTTGACGAAAACCGCATGCCACAAGATATGGTCGATAAACCCACCGAAGACTTCTGGATCCCACTTCTTGACGGCAGGCGACTTCAGCAGGTCGGTGTGCGTGCGGCTGTGGATATCGTGGTTGTCGCAGAAGATTGGCGGGTCGGCGACTCTGCCTTCCTCGAACTCGATGTTCTCTAACCTAGCACGCTCTTCGTCGCGGCGTGCGCTGGCGTAGATTGTCCCTAGGTCGCCCATGTCCAACAGCGACAACACCTTACGATTGACCTCGGAGTCAGCCGGGTCGCCGAAGATACCTGAGTTACGCAACTCTAGAGCCATCTGGATCTTGGCACCTTTGAGGTCGGGCAGCCCCGAACCAACCTGCACCACAATATCAGCATGGTCATCGATATCCTTGGCGCTGAATTCAAAGGCCTCAGTCTGATCATCGTTCGATGTGATGCTGATAAGCCTTGGAATATCGTACATCAGCTTCATGATGCGGCGAATCTTCAGGGCTGCCTGCTCGATGGCGCGTTCGTGCCTGCGGACATCGGGCGCATGGACTGCATCGGTGGCTTCTTGCAGGAGATTCGTTTGGAACCCAGAGGTCGAATTTCCTACTCGGCCCTCAGCCTCAGGGTAAATTTGGCTGATGGTGTCGATTTCTTCTTTCAATCGGTCGAGCACTCGCCAGGTGTCAGCTACCACCGGAGGTGGCGTCCAGATCTGCGGCGGCGGAATATGCGGGTGAGCCTGGTATTCAATCAATTCCCCCATGCCTGAGTTCCACGCAGACTTGGGAATATTATGCTGACGGGCCACTAGGATCTTGCCACCCATCATCAGCTTGAGGTGCTGCTCTAGCCGCGACCGAATCCGATTATATTGGCGCTGTGGCCCGATAAGCTGCTCAACAACTGTAGTATTCCAATACTGACCAACCGTATCCAAGTCCGTGAAATCTACAACCGGATATGGGTTGAACTTCATATCCCACATTTCGTAAGGCAGCTCATCCACCTGCTTTAGCAGCACCCCGTTGGCGCAAACCATCTGTCGACCCTTGGGGTAGGCGCTGCACGGCGCTTCAAAATATTCCTTGACCAACGCCTCAGGTGAATCTGACTTCTCGCTGTCATGGGGGTTGCCGATGCCTGCGCCCGTGGTGTTCATCGAGCTGAGCTGGCTGATCTGCTTATCGTAACCCATCATGCGGTCGTCTTTGCCTTCAGCCCGCACGAATTTGCCAGCTTTATATCGAGCCTTAATCCAGCTCAAAGGTCGCATGCGATTACGCATGATCCAGGGTTGGTTGCCAATATGTTCAATGGCAGGGTTTGCAACCAAGGTTTCAAAAGGCCCCCCAGTCTCAACTGACACATCGCCAAGTTTGCCTTCCTGAACCTGGGCTTCGCCGGTCATCTCGTCCTTGATGCGTACCCGGGCCATTAGTTCAGGATCCCATCGAATCCACCAGTAACCGTGGCTGGCGCGCATGGCCCAACCCAACGCCGAACTATAGGCCTGCTCCAACCCCAGGCTACGCCAGCTAAAGTCTAACGCCTTGGTGGTCATTCTGGCGTCGAGGATATCTTTGATGTCAGTCGTGGCGGGCTTGACCTCAGGCTTCGGGCGATTCTTCTGGAACTTAGCTTGGCGCGCTCGGGTCTTTGGCAGGATTAGATTGAAGGTTCGTCTGACCTGGCGTTGCGGGGCTGGTTCAGCTGCCAAGGTCCGCCTGTGCTCGTCCCACTCCACCCACTGCTGGCCCCGGATGAAGGCCGCATTCAAATACCACTGACCCTCGTAGGCTCGACGGATACCGATAGCCTTGTCGTAGCAGCCCTCCAGGTAGCTTATCGACTGCTGCTCTGCGGGGTCGGGCGTGTAGTTGGCGAAGTCTGCCTCAGCCGCTTCAGCTGTGGTTTTCTTGCCGCGTTTGGTTCCAGCGATTGGGTCAGCCATTTAGTCCTCAGTCCCTATTGCCAAGAAAGGATTCGGTAGCGGGTGGAGCTGGGCAGCTTCCTGTGCTAACTCCTGCATATCCTGCTGCTCCATAAGCCATTCGCGCTCGTCGGTCATCACTCGGCAGGTGGGCGGCGACGAGATTGCGAAGGATTTGTCGTACGACTTGAGGAATCCCGTCAGCGCCTCGGCCTGCAGCTTGATGGTCTTGGCCAGCTCAGTGTTGGCTCGCTGCATGGCGCGAAGTGCAAGCATCATGGCTCGCGATTCGGCGGCTTTGCGCGCTGCGGCAGTTTGTTTAGGTTTCATACTATCGTTCCTGCTGTCCGGCCTGTTGTCCTAGCACCGCCATCATCGCGACAGTCATCAGGGGCAGACCTTCCTTACGAATACGTTCTTTCATCTCGGGGGTTAGGCGGGCGATCCATGCTCTGGCGGCTGCGTTACCCTGCAATGGCAGCTGCTCCATCTGCTCACCACCGAAAGGCTGCAGGATCTTGCGCAGCGTATTGGGCAGGCGCTGCTCCTGGAAGGCATCAGAGATTTCCTCGCCTCGGCTGCGCAGCGTATTGGCATCTGTAATCCCAATCCACTCCGCTGGGCTGTCGGCTGCATCCAGCACCTGCTGCTTCATCTGCAGATCGGGCCAGGTTTCCTTGAAGGGGGCAACAGGAATCTTATGTCCTAAGGCTGCGTCTGCTTGCCACATTTCTTCATACGCACGCATCAATCTTTGAGCAGCTTCATCTCCCGCCCTTGCCGCCTCACCAACTACAATATGCGCAGGGGCAGTCGATAGATTCTGCCGACGATGCAAATCCTGCATGCGCATCTCTACGTCAAACGGCAAATCAGTGTATTCAAACTGGGTGCGTAGCTCTCGATATTCAGCTATCTCAGCAGGCGACAGGGGCTGAATATCTTTTCGCAGAATTTCTGCATAGTTGTTTAGTTGATTGCCGATATCAGCTCGCTGTGTCGCAAGTTGTTTCTTGAGCGCTACGTCATTGATACCTTCATAACCCTGCTTCCTCCCAGCCTGGTGCCAGTCACTTTGAATATTCTCGATAAGCTTGCCGGGGGGGCCAGGAGGACGGTTAGTCTTAGAACCCATGCGATTATAACTTCTAGCGGCCTCTTCAGCTGCCTCTGCCTGAGTCGCACCGGTTCCGCTCCAGCCACCCTCCGAGAGGCTCCTCCCGGGTATACCAAAAATCCCCTCCCCCTCATTAACTGGTTCAGGACCAAAAGGCCTCATATCCGCCGCAGTCCAGTCCCTGCCCCTCA